TCAAGGACGAAGGGGATTTTGGGCTTGTTCGAGCAAGCGATCCCACAACCCCAAAACTAACACCTGATCTGGCGGCGACAATTCACCCGCCTTGATGGCCTTGTCTAAACTATGCTGGACACGCGCATGTAGCTGCTCGGCGGACGTTTCACCGTGCTCTTCGGATTCCGCCACTGCTAGCGTCAAATGGCCGCGTAGATAGCCACCCGCAAAGAGATCATCATCACTGGCGTGCTCTACCATGTCGTCAATTTGCGCTAAAATATGCGTTTCGAAATCTGCGATCATTACTTTTCCTCAATAACCCGTTATCTTTCAAACCACAGCGTATTGGCTGCTTTCGCTCATCCGAATCACTGACATATGTAAGCTCATCGGGATAAACTCTTTCGCCGCCTGTCTGTGGTCTGAAATTTATCGGGTATATATTCTATGTTCTGCATCCGAAGCCATTGCTCTCGAAGGATAGCAACCCTGCGGCTTCAAGTTCCAAGGATGGGGTTAAACTCAATCTTCCGGGTAAGGGAAAAGTTCGGCTGCCAGCGGCGGCGTATTGTAGAACGATTGTAGCGCCTGAATAAAGCCCGCAGGTCGTGGGGATATTCCGTTTTCCAGATGCCACAGCACCTGTTCACGTACTTTACGCTGGAAGGTTATCCGGTCTGGTTCACAATCGCCTTCCAAATTGTCGCAACTGACATTGAAAGGAAAACCGGCCGCAACACAAAACATCCACTCCAGTGCCTGGGGTTTTATCTCGACAACTTCAAACTGGCTCTGAGTTAATGCATCGCGCCCATCAGGGCAATACCAATAACCAAAATCCACCAGCTTGCGCCGCTCTTCACCAGCGATACACCAATGAGAAATTTCATGCATGCCGCTGGCATAATAGCCATGAGCAAAAATGACCCGATGATAAGCAAACTGGTCGTCGGCGGGCAGATAGATAGGTTCGTCGTCACCTTTTACCAATCGCGTATTATATTCATCACTGAAACAAGTATTAAAAATGTCGATTAACTGCTGGTAGTCATGAGTCATGCTGGGGTCCGTAAGAGCGGTATCGGCAAGGAGGCAACTTCACTATTGCCCCAGATACCTTAAGTTATGCGAAAACGTGTAATCCTAGCCAGGAGGAGATCTCGACACCGTGGCTGTCGTACAGTAGCTTGCAGCTCATTACGAATGACACCACGACAATCATTGGGCGAATTAACTTCTGGCCTTTGGTCAATACCATATGCGCGCCCAACCGAGCGCCTAAAACTTGCCCCACCAGCATCACCAGCCCAATGCCCCACACCACTTTGCCGCCAACGATAAAGAAAATCAGGCTGCCTAAATTAGAGGTGAAATTGAGCACTTTGGCATGAGCAGTGGATTTAGCCAGATTGAAGCCGCATAGCGTCACAAAAGCCAATGCATAGAATGAACCGGCACCTGGGCCAAAGAAACCATCGTAAAAACCGACACCACCGCCAGCAATCAAGGCAAAGGGTAAAGCCGACAAACGCCGCTGCTGATCAACTTCGCCGAGCTTGGGAGTGACCAGAAAATAGACGCCGATCCCAATCACCAGCAGCGGCAGTATCTGCCGTAACAGGTCCGCGCGCATATGCTGGACCAAAATAGCCCCCAACATCGACCCCACCACAGTTAGCGCAATGGTTAGCCGTTGCTCCTTTAGATTCACCGCGCCGCGCCGAATAAAATAGAGGCTGGCGGAGAATGATCCGCCAACGGATTGCAATTTATTGGTGGCTAACACCTGTGCGGGAGGGAGCCCTACAGCCAATAGCGCCGGAACAGTCAGTAACCCGCCGCCGCCAGCAATAGAATCAATAAAACCGGCCAGCAGAGCAACTAAAAACAGTATCCCCAAAACCGCAGGACCAAGGGCAAACCAATCCATGATTTATTCCGCAGCGAAATACGCATTAATTATATTAAGTGATTGATTTAAATTACTTTTCATTTGTAATATTCTTTATTTTATCCGGCTCATTATCCGGTTTATTGTTCACTGCTAAAAGTGGAGTATACCTGTCAGCGTGGGCATTATAAAAGGATGAGTGGCGAAGTGAAGAAGTAAATATTTAGTATCTTATCGATCGGTGTCCGTAAAAACAGATTGAATTCTCTTTTCATTTTACTGTACATTTAAACAGTAAATTAGCGAGGTGATACCATGGCAATAAATCATAAAGATGAGTTTACCGGGATGCGAGAGCTGACTTCTTTTGATACGGCTCACAGCGCCTTTGGTGAGTTCATCCTCATGCGCTCGTCATTCACTGATACTCTCACCGGATTCAGACAGATTGAACCAGAGCATTACCCAGACCAACAAGTCATGATTCGTTTGGATGCCGCCAAAAAGCTGATTAGTGAACTACAGAGGCGAGTGGACTATATCGAGTCTGGTATTGAAGATGTTAACACCAAAACCCACTATCACAGCTGAGGGAAAAAATATGCTACGTGTTGAAGTGACCATAGATAAGCTGAATATTAAAAAATTCCCCGTTGGGTACTCCAATGCTCTAACGGAAGAACTGGATAAACGACTCAGTAGGAAGTTTGACGATGTCGATGTGAAAGTTAGATTTGCGGGTGCTGATGGGTTAACAGTGCTTGGCGGGGCTAGCGAGGATAAAAAGACGGTCGAAGAGATTTTGAAGGATACGTGGGAAAGTGCTGATGATTGGTTTCAGCCTTAAACTGCCAGTCACGAACAAGAATAGACCGGGCAATGAAGCCCGGTGTTGTATTTTATGCTTCAACTCAATAGGCATCCCTGCCCCATCATCACTCATGTAATGCTGTCCACTCGATATCTATGGAAAAAGAAGCATCGATGTTTTGCATAGCCACGCCTTTTTAGTCGGCAATTTTCATGCAAGCCAGGTATTAATTAAAAGTAGGGAGAGGTTGTTTTCCGTTACCGGCCTTGATGTAGGCGCGTAACAATTTCCGGTAGTCAGTCCATTCGATAAGTTCAGAATTAATAGCTTCTTCCGTTGTGCCGTCATAGTCGTCATCTTCTATGCGCTCGTTCAAACCAGTAATTACCAATGTTGCACGGTCATACTCAGCATGTGCTTTGGCTAAATTTTCCGACGGTGTAGGAGCCGGTAACGGCGGGGCGGTAAATTCCCCGTTCGAGTACGACCAGCCAATACCCGCAGACATATCCTCAATATTAACAACCGTGTAATCCGGGAATAGTTCTACAGCTATATCGTCAGACTCGCAAACAACTGTATTTTCTACAGTATTATCTTTAATTAGTGCGTAGTTCATTATGCGTATTCCTCTACAATCACAAGTCCATTGGCACCGCGCCCACCAATGTAGTTATTACCCGGCCCAATATTTGCCCCACCGGCAGCTCCACCTCCGGGGAACCCTCCGTTATCACCCACACTGGCCGCGTGAGGCAGTCCACCAAATGACCATGACGCGGCACCACCGGTTGCGCCAGTGCCAGAGACACCGCCCCCCTGCCCGTTTTGTCCATTTACCGAAATAATTATACCGATTAAAGAGTTTACCGAGACGGAACCACCTGTACCGTTCACGCCACCGTTCGCAGTTGCAAGCGTACCGACTACTGTCGCACCGCCAGGGCCGCCTTGAGTGCCTGAGTTTAGGATAGCGGGAGCACCGCCAGAACCTATCGTGATGGCCACCGTAGCCAACCCCAGCGCCTTAATATTGGCAATTACCTCAACATATCCCGCAGCAGCCCCCGAAGCGCCGCCCGTAGGTGATGTGACTGCCGTCGCGCTCCCCCCACCCTGACCAGCCCCCCAAATTTTAAATCTCACTACCTTCGTGTTAGCAGCGAACGTTATAGTCCCACTCTCTGGAAAAGTTGTTACTCTTACGGAACGACCCACATAGCCGTCTGTTGATTCAGTCAGCTTAAGATTAGTCAGGGCCGATATCACTGATGGTGAACCAGCAGCGGCAATTTCAGAAAGGTTGTTGGCCTTTTGGAGTGCGCCGGTGATCCTGCTATCGTTACCGGCTGCTACCGTCCCCGCGGTTGTTCCAACATTTAACAATGCTGCACCACCAAGACCTCCTGACTGAGCAAATAGATCAAGAGTCCCTGCCGTCATCATATTCGCGGCTATATCATTAGCTGACCATAGTCGGTTAGCCGTCCCCTCTTGCCCGCGAACTATTGTCATGGCGTCGCCAGAACGCGCGGTAACATGAACAATTTCTGTTAATGTCCCCGTTGCCGAATCAATCAAAGTAAGCTTGAAAAAGCTTGTACCACTCACTGGAGATGGGAATAAACCACCCGTACCGGTATTTACAGTTAGCGTTGTTGCTGACGCGCTGATCCCTGCCGCTAAAACTGTTGAGGCATTGTTGGCGGACAATAGTGTCAAGGCCATTTGGCCCTCCTGATTTTTAGATAATAAAAAACCCGCATAAGCGGGTTAGGTTGGCTAGTCGAAATATCGACCGATTAGCGAATTGTCATTTGAATTCTATCTATCTTCTGCCGCAAAGTTTCAAGGTGGTGCTGAAGAGATAGAAGTTGAAATAAGGCTGCTTCTACTTCGTATCCCATCTGTTTCATATCTCCTAGCATACGCCCCAATGGGTTTGGATGGTCACCGTTTGGAGTAAGCATTCCAGCCGGATAGCGCCAAGGTGCAGATAGCGCATCATCACCTACAATTCGGCGGTATTTCTCGTAGTAAGACATTGGGTAGGAAATAGGTAGCTGTAGTTGCTTGCCTTGCTTAGCCAAATACTCACCCTCAAGCGCAGTGAGGTATTCAACAGCCTCGCCAATTTGAACCGGCTGTAGCTGGTGAATATGCTCAATCTCAAACTTCTTATGGACTAGTTTCCAGATGTCTGGGTAAATCTTCCCAAGACCTGTTGCGATCAATCTCTCTGCTGTCTGGCGAAGTGGTGTTAACTGTGTTGCTGATGACTGGCGATCTTTTTTGCGAGGATTTATTACCTCGCCTTTCGTCCAGTACTGATAAAGCACATCGTCGCATTCTTCTTGGTACTGAACCACTTTGTCGCGGATTTCAGGCTTAACCTTGTTAGGGCTGATAGTCTGGAGCCAGCCGTTTAGCTTGCGTAGTGCCAAACAAGTAACATCACGCTGCTGATCATCCCCCGGAAGCTGCATTGTGATTTTCACAACGCAGGTTTTAAAGCGGTTTTTCAGCTTTGTAAACTGAGAGGCCCAATCCATACCCATGCCATCAATGATTGGTTTCATTGGTGCATATGGTTCGCCATTATGATTAACAACATATAAATTCGCACCGTGAAACGGGACGTTGATAGTGGAGATCTGAGTTGCTATACTTGACATGTCGATAACTCCGAAAGTATTTGACAAATTAGAGACCCCTGCGGCTGCAACCAATGGGGTTTCGTTGTTTTACTGTCCACTCAATAAACCTTCTTCTTTTAAACTTTTCTCTAAACGTTTAATTACCTCTCCGTTCAAAGATCGACACTCTTTGTTAGCAGAAGATTTTAGCGCTTCCTTTAACCATTTAGGAAAGCGGATCCCTGTTGGTGGTATGCTTCTAGCGTTTCCCATTTTAACTTCCTTAACTACATGATGTAATCATTCAAATACTACATCATGTAGCTATCCTGTCAATTAAAAAATGACTACATTATGTAGTATGTTTTTTATTGGGAGGTTTTGTATGAAAGGCGCTAGCAACATCGCTCCATTTGGGTTGAGGATGCCTGATGAGCTTAAGCAAAGAATTTCTGAGTTAGCCAAGAAGAATGGTCGCTCTATGAACGCTGAAATAGTGAGCATTATCGAAAATCACTTTGCAGCTAGCGGCGCTGGTAACAACGAATTTTTGCAATTTTTCAGAGAAGTACGGGCCATGAGTGAAGGTAGAGCCAAAGAAATTGAAGATATTATTGGTGGAAAGGTTAAAAACGACAAAGACAAAGACTGACCACCACCAGCGCACGGATGCGCCAGAAAGGAAAAGCCCACGTAAAGCGGGCTATTTATTAATACATGTTCTTAATTTGTGTTGTTCCATCCGTAATACCGTTTTTGCTTAGAGTCCAGCAAGACATAGCAATGTCCCTGAACTGCCCTCTTACCTCAGGAGATAACCCTGGCGACTGATTCACGTCATGTTCAATTTGCATAAGAGAAATCCCCCCCCTTTGTCCAACGCCAGCTGCTTTGCATAATGCTCTAATATTCAAATCAAATTCAGCTTGGTCATATTGGTTTCTTGCCATGACAAGATAATATATATGATTTAAATTATGTATTGCCGATTTAGTCTCTCTATCTTTGATGCAGGCTGGGTTTTTACTACACAGCCCATCTTCTTTTTCTTCTTTTTTTTCTTTTAGCTCATCGTAATAAAAATCAAGGGCGCATGAACCTGAGGCCGTATATGAAAGATCATAGCATTTATCAGATAATCTCTTTAAGAAGTCATCAGTCTCCCAACCATTGGCAACCATTTCTCCTCGGACTGTATTAATATTTACAGGAATACTCGCCCCCATTGGATTGTAAATTGAAGGAGCCATTTTGATAAGAAAATCACGCTTCTTTGATAGAGGTGGTTCGGCGCAGCCTGAAAGAAAAATTGACACAATTAACAAAAAACATAATTTATTCATCATCATCCCTAAAACTCTATGAAAGAGGATAAATTCTATACCATTCAACCAACAATAGTCACAGAAACAGGCTGATAAAATGGCATGTGTAAAAGCCCGCTATCAAAAGCCTGTTTGAATAGTGATGCAAACTCATATTCGTTACTTTTAATCAGGACGCTTGTCTTCTGGTTAAAAGAACGAGTGTTGAAAGTGAATGAATTATACAAGCTTGGACTCGTAAGTTTTCGATACCCTTTAACGATGGATATGCTGGCACCGGAGGAAGAGAATAGAACCGATATGCTCCATCGCTGGTCATTCAACACATCAACACCATCAACACCGGTCAAGAAGCGCATGATGCGCCGCTTAAGCCACGGTATCGTAAAGTTGAAGCCATCACCCTTATAGTAGTTCCATGTCATAACTCTTTTAAAGACATCGTCTGACGCTACAACCTGCTCAGATTCGTTTTTAACCGCCCTACCATTAAAAGGTAGTTGATTAAAAAGCATGGCATTGAATGGCCCGGACACTCTCCTTTTATCGCTTGAAAGTATCGGTGGTTTAACTCCGTAAATTCCAAGCGCTATCCATCTTAACTGATCACCAGCATTATACCCGCCAACGAAAACAGGAAGATTTGCGCCTTTCATCCAGCCATATATATCTTTTGCTAGCGTATTGTATGCGTCAACAAATGCCTGAATATTTTCATCGTCATTGTACTGCTGGTATAAGTATGCGCGAATAATATCGTCAAGCATCTCATCCCCCCGCTACCGTTACGCCATCATCTGAAATAAACCAATAGCTGTATCTGTCACCACTGATTATATTTGTATTTTCATCTACTCCAGTAATAACCCCATTAACAGTCACCACGACATTTAAGCTGCTTATTAAGCTCATGTTAATAGTTTCATTAATTGACTGTAAGAAAACGTCCTTAATGCTGTTAATGTTTAAAGGGTTCCCCGCGTAAATTCCATTGATGTAAGAGATTGCAGGCGCGGTAACCAGCGAGGCTACTGTAGCATCGGTTAAGTAATTTACACTTTCTGTTGCCCACTCTAGCCTTACAGTTACGCGCTGCTGGAGCGGTTGAACAAATGGGATGATGTAGTTATCTGGCCAGTCGTTTATTGTAACTGCGTTATTTCTTAGGTTTGGCGTCACCACCCCGCCACCGGACCATGCCCCAGAGCCGATCGTGCTAACGCCGATTGAGAATGAATGTGAATTTATTACGGTGATGGTGAAAGGCGTTCCATTTATTCCTGTCATTCCAGTGACGTCGTTTATAACAGCTACCTGACCATCACTAAACCCATGAGTGATATCAGTGGTTACAACGCCAGGCGACTCGTTTGTTATGCCCGTCACGCCCAGCGTAGTTCCTTTCAATCTGCTTATATCACCCGCTGATTTATAAATAGCGCCTGCCATTGAGAATATATCACCGCCACCACACATAATTATCCAGCCGCTACCATCTGCGACAACAGACACAAGCCTAGCCTGAACATTTTCTAAATCAGTTAATTTTTGACGAATAAATCCAGGGTAACCCTGAACTGTACTCATCCCTGATTCCCATACGCGGCTACGAAACTCAGCAACAGTTTCAGCAGAACCACTCGGAACCCCGGCAGTTGGGTTTGTACAGGTAATGACAATGTCTGACGGTAGGCTTGTTGCGATATTATTCACTGTGTTCTCTGGCACAGCCCAAGAGCCTGTAATTGTAGCCGCACAGGTCGTTGGTGAGGTGGTACCAGATGAAGGGATGATTGTTGTATCCAAAAGAGAATATTGGTAAGTGCCATCTGAAACAAGGAACCCTTGGGGGATTGCAAATCCTGCCGGACCAGTAAACACAACCGGCACAGTTGTCAGGCCCTCTGTTTTTTGACTGGCTATCCCATTCTGTTCAGCAAGGGTATTGAGCATAAAAACATTGGCGGTAAGAGGCCCGACTGAGTTAATTAAATCTACTCTGGCCTGGTCACACACCAACAGCGCGCCAACGCTTGTGCTAACGATATCCTCTACTAATGAACCGGGTAAATCGGTTGTGATTCCTGGTGATTGCGCAGTGGCCAGAGTGACTATCTGATCTCTTAATTCATTTGCGGTTAGCGGGATAGGACCTGATGCATTGTAACTAACTGGCAAATCACTCATACATTCACCTGTGCAATGATTTTTGAACCGGCGTTCGTTATGGCCGATATGTTATAAATTGGCGGGTCATCGCTGACCATCGCAATCTGCAAAGAAGAGAAATACTGGCTAAATTGTTGTTGTATTCTATTAACGTAATATGTTGGCAATATCTGCTGAATGACAGACCCATTAGCCGGGATGCCATTATTCGCGTAAAAGGGTGATTCTTGCGGGGCCAGCTTCAGGTTTTGAATAAGCGTCGTCAGATAAACAGAATCATTAAAACCATTATCATCAGTCTCAACAAGCACCCATTGGCCCTCTGAATTTCTGCCGTAAGTTCTCATTCAGTAATATTCCCGTTAAAGGTCGTTGTAGTTGGCCCGGTATTTGACCCACCATTACCGTTACTGTGAACATGGCTATTACACCATGCGACCAATCCAGCCCAGCCGGCATGCATAATCGCAGGACTTGTGCTTGCGGTAGAGTCCTCTAGCTTTCCTGTCTCGCCAGAGAGGCTCCACATGCCGTTTGTCAAAGTTAATACCGTACTGCCAACTGTGACTTTAAACTGTGTAGGCGTGGCAATAGTGATGCTTTCCGGCGTAAGTAAAAACGTTGTGTTGCTTCCAGCATCACGAATAGTCACGCCCTCTGGTCCGTACAGCGTCAGGACCTGTCCATCAACTGAATCCCACTCGGTATTGCTGATGGGTAAAAAAACCAAGGCACTTAAGTTAGCGGGCGGCGTAAGGTCTGCCGTCCCTCCACCTTGCCCACTAACACCACCAAGATAGGTATCAGCTGGTATCACGATCCCCCTGTCACCTGGTTGCATTGGGTATCGAATATATTGAGGACCAAAAATAGGAATAGTGACTTGAGGAAGCGTATATGGAATGTTGGTGAGATTGAATGAAACGGTTACCATTTTCCCTGACTGAGAGATAACAGTTACTGGCAATACCTTACCTGCCGACTCCATTGCTTCATTTATTTTGTCATCAACAAATCTATTCATATTTCTATTGAAGCTTAACTTATTATTAACTGTCATTGTTTAGCTAGCTCCTTTGAAGGATATGCCTCAATGATGGTCACCCAACTATTGGCATCGGGTTGCCGACTGTTACCCACAAGGCGAACGGATTGCACGATAAACTCACCAGTAAAAGCAGAGTCATTTCTGAATTGAGAAAATGAAGATGCCTGTATCATTGGGCGTGATTTTTTCGGCATTAAAATATGATCGCCAACCTGAATGTCTGCCCGCATTACACATGGCACTGTTATTGTGCCAAACCTAATCCATGTGGGCTGGCCTATAAGGTCAGTAAATTCTATTTGGGTTGGATGCCCTTTACGGTAGGTGGCGCTTTTTAATGATGATTGATCAGAGTGGTTATTATAATCGTTATCCCACACCCTTATCTCTTTCCCATCAACGACAGTGATCTCTACTCCAGAATAAGAGGCGTCTTTAATTATTGACCTTGAAAAGGTTTTCAGATCCCTCGCCAACTGGCTAAGAGTTCCGCAAAACATGGGTCTAGAATATGGAAGAACCAGGCGGCTACTAACATTTATGTTGTGAGTATATGAACCACCCAAAGTTTGAAAACACTGGGTTAGTGCTACTGATAACTGTTGCCCCGTACTCCATGGCATCGTTAAATTAAGCGGAGCCATTGGCACCTGACTGGTGGTCGATGTTGGTCCAGCAACAACGATTAAATCAAGCCTCAGCTCAGTTCCCTGCCAGTTTCCAAATGCCTGCCAGATGGTACCCTCAAGAACCAAACCTTTTTGAGATGGTTTCGATAATGGCAATCCCTTTGACATTCCAACAAACATTTTTACAGTCATGCCAAACATGTTTTGCTGGGCTTGCTGCATTTCCTGTGGGCTAACGCCCCAAACAGTAATGCAGCTTTGCCCTTGCAGAGTGGACTCGCCAAATCGCTGAATATCAAATTCAACCATCAGGCCGCCGGGGTTGAAAACTCCATTTTTAAGACTTGAATACTGGCGAAATAAAGCCCCCTTTTGGTCATATATCTGAATATCGTAAAAGCGCATTAGCTTGTTACCTCAATTCGACCATTAGGCTGACGCCATATCATGGATGTTGAAGAAAAAATTCCAGATATAAGGTTAATCCCCATGCCTGTTGTTGATTCAACCATTGCGGTGGTAAGGATCTGGTTACCTGAGTTATCCGTAATACTCAGATACCATCGTTGAGCCGATATGTTCCATTTTATTTGGCAGTTATAAATCACACCATCTAGCAGCGGAGTAAACGACAGGCTCTCGCGCTCATTGCCAGAAAAAACATAATATTCTGTACTCATAAGCCGAAAACTCCGCTTAATTTACCCACAAGCCCTGTTACTGCGCTTGAAACGCCGCTACCCAGAGACGTATTACCAAGGGCGGCAGCAACACCTGTCCATGACGGATCGGTTACTTTCGTGCCACCATCTATCTTGCTAAGAAAACTATTAACCGCCTGCTCCGCTCCATTCTCAGTAACAAGCGGTTGCTCAAAGTCCCACACCCACGATTTCTGCGGGATTGGTTCGTTAAAGCTGGTAACGTCTTTCACTGTTTTCAGTATGCAGCCGCTGTATATCAATGCAGGCGTTGCAACAATGAATGTGCCACCAAGGTTGGCATGAGCTTGCAGAACCGACTGAAGCGCGCTGAGAGTTACTAATTTTGTCATTGCGCCAGTGTTCTCATTAACAGGCGCATCCATCATTAGAGACACCCTGAGTGGCTTCGCTAATAATGCATTTGCAGCAACCGTCTGGTTTGCAAATGGGTATGTGGCAATGTCGTAATCAACCATAGTTGCCCCCTGAATGGGCTTCCAATGGCAGAAATACTTATCCAAGTCAGTCAGATTTATAGCCCCGCCAAGCAGCCCGGTAACAAAACTTGCGCTTTGTGTAAGAGCTACTATCGGTAGCATCCCACCAGGAATACTTTGGGCTATACCACCATTGAGAATTACAGGGGATATTTCGAACCCAAGTTTGTAAAGCTCCCGCGTGAAAGCCATTAGCCATATCCTCCAAGCTGAGCGCTATTTACAATGGCATTGCCACCGGTATTGTTATAAATCTGGATGACCGCCCCCTCAGTAACCCGGCTACCGGCCCCCTCTTTCGTTGCCATAGCTGAAATGAGTTTTGCCAGAACGGCCGGGTCGTTAAGGTTGAGTTTTTCGTTTTCACTGAATTTCGTCGATTTAACAACATGGCGAATATAAGCATCAGTATCGTTTTCATTGGACGGTGCCCAAGTTTTGACGATATCCTTAACGTTATTTATCCCTTTTGAGCCATATATCTGAAGCTGCTTGGTGGCTGCCAGAACGCCCTCATCAAGAGTTGGGAATACGGCAAACTTTCCACTTTTAGTGTTATGAGTTCCGTACCCATCAGCCCAACGCAAGTTACCCGGGTTGTTAAAGCGATCGGCTATTGTACGGCCCTTGGCGGTGACATCGGCAGGGGTTGGGTCAACTGGAGTAATGCTTCCACCTGAATACCAATCCTTTATTTTTTTAGATCCAATACTGAATAAATCTTTAATTGCTGGGCCAACAGTTTGCGGATCAAACCCAGTTTTTTCTTTAACCCATTTTGCCGATGAGTTAGCGCTATCCGCTACTGAATCATTCCATCCATTCAGTGTTGTTCCATTTAAAAAACGAATCACATTATCGACAGTCAGCCCCATATCTCGGATTGACTTCATGAAACTGTCGATGTCAGTTCGAAATGATGGTGATGCTAGGTATTCTCCAAACTTCTGTATTCCTTGTGAGAGTCCATCAATCCATTTCCCCAATTCTGGTGATTTAAGAAATGAATCAATCATCCCGGAAACAGAATCAGACAACCTGGTTAACTGTGGCGCCAAAGGGGCAAGCCCACGAATAAATGAGTTCTCTATGCTGTAACCACTACGTTGCAACTGGACATTGAAGTCCTGCCATTGCTTTAACTGCTGGTCAGTTAGCTGAAGTCGAACAGCATCCTTCTGGGATTGCTTTTCCATCGAATCAATTTCTGCATCGCTCATATTTTTAAAGCGATTCAGATCATCGAGGGTGAAAAAGTTTGTCAGTCCGTGGGCCTCGGCCCCTTGAAGATTGCTGCCATTTTTAACAAAGATATCGCGAGCATTGCGTATCATCTGCGGAAGCAGTTTTGCAGGGTCCTGATCTGGATTGTTAATCCCCATCGCCTGGAACTGCCAGCGCTTGCTTAGATCAAGCTGTGAGTCACGAATAGCACCAAGGGTACCCGTTGGGTTACTCAGTGCTCGCTGATAGTTGATAGCAGTAGAATCAAGTCCACCAGACGTGGTTCCCAACCCAAGAGTTGTAAATCTCTGTGATGCGGCACCGGAGGCCAGCCGATTAATACCGAAAAGGCCACCTACACCCAGCACGCCGGTGAAAAGTCCGACGATACCGCCCCAGGAAAGCAGGCTTGTAGTTGCATCCCTGATGTGTCCTGCCAGTGATTTGGCATCCTTCGTGGCATCGCTCAGAAAACCTTTAGAGGATCTGGTTTTCTTATTAAAGTCTTCCTGGCTTTTATTTGCCCGGTCCAGACTTTCAGTAAGCCTGTCGAGCCCGCTGTTTATCGTCAGAATGGCGCTGGCACCATCAGAGAACGCCTTTGCCAGAAGATCACCTTCTGCTTTCGCTTTGGCCGTCTCTTTGGTGGCATCCGTCGCCCCATGTGCAAGCCCGCGCCATGCTTCAGGGAGTTCCTCCAGTGCAGCCTGATATTCTTTGAACTTCTCCATAAATGACTGGAACTTGTCGTCATTTACATCAATATCAATGATTGACTTAGCTGCCATTGAAAAAGCCTCTTTCTTTGAGTGCCGCGATTAAGAAGCGCTGGCGATATTGAACGGGACTGAAGAATTCTTCCCCAGTGACTTCCCGAATAACACGATAGAACCCCTCATTCGCAGCCCAATCTAAGAGGGTATAAATGAAGTTTCCTGCTCGGCACTCTGGGGTTGGGTATCTGTAGCCTGATTCGACTTCAGCAAGGAAGCGCGGAATTCCATAGCGTTTGATGATGTTAGTTGCCCACCGTACATGCTGATCACCGTCCCCACTGTTGGGGCTATCAGTTCCCTCTTCTGAATAGCAGATGACACCATAAAAAAAACTATTTCACCTTCAGTGTCTCGATATTCATCGGCGGTGATAACACCATTCTTCATCGCAGCATCAAACGGTGATGACTTCCACTCGCCGTTGTCGTTATAAATGACAGTAGTTAAGCGTTGAATGTCATCAACAATCGTCGGACCAGAAGCACCACTCAGTTCTTGATCCTGCTTGATTTTTGTCCGTAGCATCATGGCGGCAATGCGAGCGGACCCCAGCGCACCGACTTGAGCGATGAAGTTTGAGAACATATTCCCCAATAGCAAACAGTTCTCTTCAACAACCTCATAAGGGAATGGGGTAACATGAATATAAACAGGATTGCCGCCATCTCGGCTGATGGTGCTAACCAGATTAAGATTTTTGTCAATTTTCACGAATTACACCCACATATTGTCATTGGTAATGATGTAGCCAGAAATTGTAGCCACATAGCCAGGGTCCATGCCGTTCATGGTTATTTCGTTGAAATTAACTAAATAACTGTTAAGAACGGTGTAATTCCCAAAGGTATTGGCATCTGGGGTAACTACAATTTCCCCAAGCGATGTATCGGTCGCAAAGCGATTTTGATATGCAGCAGCAAGCGCCTGAGTTTTAAGTAAGTGAACTGTTAACGTAACTTGCTGATATGGGGCTTGGCTGCCTACCGTGCCTGTCATCGTTGGCAAGATATCGGTTGCTGGCCCATCAGGACGCAAGCTAATACCTTCTTTGCCAAGAAATGACGCCGTAACATTTAAAGACGGGTCGCCAGTTACGGAAACCGCTCCACGAACGCGGTTAAGAAATCCCTGTGGTACTAACGGGTTTGCCATTTTTTATGCCCCTACAAAATTGGTTACGTTCAGGTTAAACGTGATTGACTCGAACCCACGACGAGGTGTCATAACAGCGCTTAGCCCGTTATATTTACCGTCTTGATAATCGGAAGGATTCAGGCTTGTGTAATTACTGAATGGCACGGCGTTAATCACAGCATTGCCCGCATAGCTGCCTTTTTCATATTCAGCATTAAAGTCAGTTTGAATAAGCTTGGTTCCAATAACTCGACCCAGAATTAACCCATAGCTGATGCCGTTGCGTAGCGTTTTCAGTGCGCGATTCTGGAGACGGTCAATACCAACCTGCTCATAATAAAGAGGGTTAGTTGAGGTGTTGGAGCCGTTGATAACTTCGTTAGCCAGGTCAAGCTCAAGATTTATTGCTGTCCATGCCACTGAGTACCAATAGTTGAATGGATTACCATCCAACATGTGGCCAGCTACCAGCATCTTATTGCTAAGCCCACCTTCTGCCGCCGTGCCAATGTAGTTGATACTGTTATCTTGAAGCGTTTTCAGCAGTGTGCCATTACCACTCACTGGATACTCACTTGCACCGTACATGAAACGATAAGCCATCGGCGGAACCATGTTTGATGAACCAGGGTCATTCGATAGGGAAGATTGGAATGGCCCAGCCATAGAAAACTCTGTTGCTGGAATATTTGGCTCTTCAACACCGGCGAGCACAGATTTATTTTTCGTTGCAACCCAGGCGGAATAAGTGCCAATAGTGGTTGTGACAAAGAAATAAACCAGTGAACTCGGCGACGTATACTGCCCGGTTAGGTCTTTAAATGTCGCTTGTTCATCCCACTCCCGCGGCACCAGATAAGAGAAGAATTTCTGGTATGTGTTACCCAGAGAGATATCTTCATCAATAAAGGTCGACAGGGCCGCAACACCGTTCTCCATGGATACATCACCAAGCTCCAGTGCAAATACTGCTCGGTTAGTTCCCTGCGCCCAATATGAAGTATTCATCTGGGTTATTTCATTCGACACTACAGTTTTCACTGAACCCATAACCGTGGACACGCCAGGACTAACCGATAATGGATAGGTGAAAGCAGTTGATGTGGTTACCGTGGCAGTAAATGCACCGTTATATCCGGCCGGGGTAACGCCTGAAACTAACACAGGAACCTGATTGCCAATTGTCCAGCCATGCGCAGCTGAAAGCGTAACTGTCACTACGCTTGCATCCCATGCAATGGTGGCAATCGCTTTTGCTGGCTTTAGAATGGTTGCTAAATCAGACTTAGATGTCAGCAACTGGTACTCGCCTGGATTTAGCGTGGTCCCGCCCATGGAAATCATCGCCCCGGACTTAAGCAGTTGCGACGGCTTCGGTGGATTGGTCACCGATACGTTAATATTAACAATTGCCATTTAATTAGTTCTCCGGATAAATGGACGGGATTACAGAAATAACCAACTTACGGGCGACATTCCTCATCCGTTGCTGGTAATAGTTGATCTTGAATTTGATAGTTTTACGCATGGCAATAACGTTTAGTTCGTTCTGCGTTACGCGTTCATCTTGAACGACAGGAATATTCATAATTCCCATTTCAGCGTCATCGCTTATCGTGTATTGCTGCATGTAGCGAAGGAAGTCCTCTATTGCAGCATTACGCAACCCGGTCACTGAAATGGTTACATCTTCCGATACAAGCTGGTATTGATTGCTCTTTTCATCAAGATAGAATGCGCCAGCAATAGGCGCTGCATTGCTACACCGGACGGTTGCAAATGGTGGTGAAAGGTTCTGGATTGATAGCATCGCAGGATACATTGGCATGTACTGATTTAGCCCCAACCAAATCGGCAGGGAGCTAGAGACAACCACGTCAGTTAAATCTATGTCCTCAGCAGAGTTGATAATCTGCGAGCGCATATGCGGGTATACAGCTTCGCCAGTGTAGTGATACAGGTTAGCTGGCTCATTCAGGCCAGTTCGCCGAGAGAAAGAGAACTGTATGCCGTAAAACTCACCGATGTAGAGCACATCAGAGCCGATGTCGTTAAATGGGTCGATATCTGACTGGGCGGTGAAGGTCACGACGTTTCGGTCGTAAAGTTGCTCATCATCCTGAATGGTTTCGGTTGTTAAGTGCAGGTAACCTTTTACATCTACTGTGTCAGGATCAGGATCTGGGTCATCAGTCAAAATTGACGCTTTCACCCAGAAAACAAACCCATCCAGCGGAAGAACCTTTCTAATATATTTTGTAAATGTGACAACCTCAGAACGGCTGATGTCATCAAGGCCCTGAGTCAAGGCCGCATTAAGTTCTGTTTGTGCGGTTTTCTGTAGCTCAGTTAGGGAAGGCATTCAGCACCCCACTTACCCAGGCGCGCATTGAAGCCTGATAGTTTCCGGTGTCAACGAAAGATGCTCGCGGATCTCCTTTCTTATTTTTGAATCTCTTCGATATCCCTTCCATTGCCCGGCGAGTTGGAATTCCCGCTAACCCGTTCATCTCTTCATTGTCCAAAAACGCGACAAATAGGTTGTGCGTTCGTGACATTGATTCAGCTAACGGATCTCTTGTCGGCGGCGCACCTGCAATCATATTCTCAAGACTGGCAGCAATATCATTAGCCATCATGTCAGCGATATCTTGACCGTACCGGTCAAAGAACGTCTGCATTATTTTGTACTTACCCTCTAGCAACTCTGCTACGTCGCCAGTGGTTGTGTTCTCATCCCCATAAGGGATGTCCATAACACCGAGATGGAGAGTGATCATGACAGCCCCCACAAACTCCCGAATTGCTGAGCAATCATCAGGTACCTGCGCCCCCAAGGGTCAAGAAGCATCTGAAGGTCAGCTAATGACAAGTCCTTGAAGAAATCAGGCACCAGGCGCTGAGAACTTGTTGAGTTATCGCTGGCACCGGTGATCACCCCAGCCTTGAAGTTATTCAGCCCAAGCGTTTTACGAAGCTCAGAAAATACTGATTCCGTCCCGTAGTTAACCAGGAATGAAGCAGCAAGGTTATATACCGCCACCGTATAGAGATTCGGCATCACAGAAGCAATATCCTGATTCACCCACTCAACCGCGCCGCCGTAAGCAAGAGCAATTGAAGGCGAGTCGTCGGGAACCTGAGTAGCGGTAATCTCCATGTCAGTGCGAATAAATTCGATAAATCCCGACAGACTGATGGTCATTTACTTTTTACTCCCGCGCTTCTGGGTGACAATTGTTTCATTCACGCTAGGTGTGTCGTTATTGTCATCACGGCCCTTTGTCTGCTCGACAGTAAATTCCATGTCACCGGCATAACCAGTGCCGCTATTTAGCAATGCATCGTCTTGAGCTGCGACTGACGCTTGACGGCGGTTATGAGATGTTTCAGTCAGCTTGTGGTCGTTATCTCTCATCGCTTTTTCGATTATTTTTTCTTGCACTGGCTTATCAATGCTGTAGCAAAGACCAACAAAGTTTTTACTTTGGTCGATGGTTGATGCATCAATCAGCCCGTAAACTTGGTGATGCTGGATAACTGCATCGATTTCTTCGGCGTTGCCATCAAGAACAATGGCTTGAGAGCCATAAGCAATAGGAATGTTACGCAGGCGGCCTGTCTCTAAAGTACGGAAAGAGAACATGTGGCGTTGCTTAGTAGTGTTTGCGATATAAAGCTTCATCGTTTCCCCCAAAATAAAAAACCCCTGAAGGATTTAACCAACAGGGGTTCTTATGACAACGCGCAAACTTAAGCGCTGTAGGCCATAGATAAGATAGTGATAGCTTCCGGGCGAACGGCCCAGCCAGATGTTGAACGCATTTCTGCTAACACGTCTACTGCGCCACCGGCGATCGGAGTAGGAATTTCGCGAGGTGCAGCCATGTCACAGAACATCAGGGCATTTGCAGCCAGAGAAGGTGAGAGCTTGGCAAATTCGTTGGTGTTAACGGTTGAGTTAACCATCGGAACTTCAACTTCAGGAATGGTAATTAACACAACGTCTGTACCGCCAGCGCCAGCACCGATCAGGGTGTCGTCATAAACCCAATCAACCTGAACACCGGCACCTCTCAGAACTTCCTTCACCATCCCGCCAACTGCATCAGTACCACCACCAGGGCGCTGATATGATGTCAATTGAACGATCTGCTGAATTTCCATAGCACCAAGTACACGCTGAGGGCCAAGGATGACAACGCGCTGTTGGCGACCCAACTGCATGGTTCTCGTCAGTGCGGCCTGAACTTGACCAAGAAGATAAACTGCCATTTCCCCATGGTCGTAAGTCAGGACTGTCGTGTTACCGCTTGAGTCTGCAGGTAGAGTGTCCGTGGTTGCGCCTGCGGTATTCAGCAAGCCTTCACCGCCAGCTGGGTTCATGCCAAACAGTAAGCTGGTACGAAGCTGTTGGAAGATACCCTGCCGCATACCAAGGCGCTGCGCCTCAGGCAGTGCCACATTCCAGTTTCCTGCTGCGGCCATGTCATGGTGGTCATAGATACCACGGCAACGGAAAAGATATGTTGGCGTGGAAATCATACGGGCTTCCATCGCAACGCTTGGCAACTGGTTAGCGTTACCGGATTGACTGGAAGTAACTTGGGTGCGGATATCAAGACGACGCATGTAAACATACTGGTCGCCAACACCCAAGCGAACCTGTGGGTTACCACTGGCGATGGTTTCAAATGCACCTGACGCCTGCTGGTAACCAATGATCATCTCCGGCGCGATGTACGACGGATTGACGATCGTGTAACTCGGAGTAATTGCAGCCATTTAATTCAACTCCCGATTAAATTAGGACCAGCGCGCAGCTGTCGTGATCATTCCATGTCAGGAAACCCGTAACGCTGTCATAAGAGACAGTTTTTGAGTTGCCAGACTGTATTGAGATAACTTTGGCCGGCAGAGTAATGTTCGCCAGGGTTACCGCGCCAATAGTTCCCTGTGTAGTTGCTGCGCCACCAGGTGTTGACGCTGGCACATAAGTGAACGTGGTAGCTGTCGGTGCTGAGGTAACAACTACAGTGCCGTTATAAGCCGCAGGAACAGCACCACTAATGGTGATGTATTTACCAGCAGTTAATCCATGCGCTGCACCAGTGGTGGCCGTAGCCACACCACCAGTGAATGAAATGGCGGTGGTGGCAATATCAGCACCTGCATAACCCGCATCGGCAGCGGTGGTGATTTGGTTGTTAACGAAGTCCCACGCCAATGCTGTTTTTACAGATGCGTTGTTGGTACCGAGCGCAATCACCGCAGGAGATGCCTTCAACGGGATGCGCATGTTTGCGCCAAAGCGATAGAAGGAAACACTCATGCCTGACGCAAATAGTGGAACAGGTGATTGTGGAGTGGTCAGCCCATTATGCGCCTGATTGAAAACTGTAAACCCTTCGATATCAGCTACGCCAAGTGCTCGGCGAATGGTCGAACCGCGAGGACTTGACGATACACCGGGAATAAGTTCAGCAACAGGAACACCGCCCCACAGAGGTTTAGTCTCAGTCGCAGAAACGGTACCGGAAGCAAGATTGAAACGATTAGCTGGGTCATCCAAAGCAACGCCTTGAATGAAACCGTCAGACTGAACACCGAAAGAACCCAATGCGTTAGTCGTCGCCATTGGGTTTAGAGATAAAGTAGCCATGCTTTAATGCTCCCGTTAAGCCTGGTTGTTGAACATGGTGACCTGACGCTTACCACCCTGGAAAGGTGCCCAAGTGGCTGCCGGATCGCCTTCGAAGGTACTAATCTGACGACCAGTAACATCGGCGCGTTTAATTTCACGCAACATGCCAGGCCCAACACTCAAACTGGCTGAGGATTGTGCATCGGCGTAAATTTGTTTCTCTGCGATATTCAACAATGCAGAGTCAGCGATTGAAGAGAGATCAACTGCTTTGTAATCACCTGAATGTTCCTGTAATTGGATCATCAGGCGACGACGATATGACAGTGGTTTCTCACCAGAGAGCGGCATAGGTGCGCGCTTACCCAACACAGAGAACACGCTATCAGCCTTAACTTGCGCATCAGCTAATTCATTTCGTTCTGAGTCAGATAGCTCGGTAGGAAGGCGAGATTTTAGAAGTGCCATTTCACTGCGCAAATCTGAGTCTGCTTTCTCACGCTCCTTGCGCTCTTTCTCCAGGTGGTCATCTTCACCTTTTGCTTCGTTCTCAAGTTTTTTCAACTCGGTCTCGTCAGCTTTTTCTTTTGCGGATTTTTCTTCTGCATCTGCTTTAGCCTTGGCTTCTTCAGCCTCTTTTGCTTCAGCATCAGCCTTTTCTTTCTTTGCATTCTCTTCTGCATCAGCTTTTTCTTTAGCCTCTGAGTCGGCTTTCGCCATGCGAGAATCCATGCACTTATTAAATAGTTCTACGAATTTGTCTTCGTCCATTATTTCAGCCTCGTTTGGAATGGAATCAGATTTAACACCAGTAGGGTCAAGGAGCTTGTCCCATACGCCCTGTTCACAAATTGCAACATGGTCGAGCAGCTCAGGGGATGGCTCCACCAGTAGAGGCTGACCGTCAACTATGATTGATTTAGGGATCTCAACAAACTTTACGGTTGGTGAGGTGCTTAGTTGCCGTGTCGCCATAATTTCAGCGGCTTCGGCGTCATATACTCTGGCAATAGCCCACACCTCGCCCTTATCAGCAACCCAACTATTCGTCAGGGTCCCGATAACGCGCTCTGCAAACTCATTGCTATCAAGTATGTTTTTCTTAGGGTGAAGCCAGATGAGCGGCAGTCCCGCTACACGCTGTAAGAACTCTGGGGTGAGATAGTCATCCGGGTTACGGAAAGTCATCTCCTGACCTGCGGAGCGCCATGTAACACCAGTACCGGTCACCCGTATGGCGTACAACCACATGTTTATGAAGTACTGCGGGCTGCTTAATGTCCCGTCTGAGATGAGTGCGGCTACCTCGGTTTCGTTGAGTGCCTGCCGGCCCAGAATTTCAGCGAATGGCTGATGAAGAGGCTTAGGCAGATCATCAATATGAAACCATCCAGCAGCCAGTGACTCATCGTTAAGTTTCGCCTCAAACTGATCCGTTACCTCTGCACGAAGCGTCAGATAATCGCCGTAAACGCTATGAGGGGTTAGTAGACCATCATATTGATAGCCAACCTCTTCAAGCACTTCGCGCCTTGCAGCATCGACGGCAAGCTCACCCGGCTCTACCTTCCCTCCTGGTGGGCACCACGTACCATCATCAGAACGTTGGATCAGGAAGACAAACTTCCCATGACGAAACATTATCCCGCTGCCGAAAATAGCCACGTTTCAATGCTCCTTTAGTTTTGTTTTTGTCCTCCCATCGACTCCATAAACTTTTTACCCTTCTGGGTAAGCATGTCTTCAGGGATGCTGCGGAGGTTGTAGATGTACTCGCCATAACATGAGCAGAAAGGCTTTTCTCCGAACTGGTCAACTTCATCCAGATATCCCGCTTTACCGGGTTTTACATAGCCATTCTTTTGCGCCCAATTACCGCGAATAAGATAGAACTCTTTATCTCGCTCTTTGTGGTCAACCCGATAGTTATAGCCAGGGCGACGCCAATGGCTGTGCCACTCAACAGCGATGGCGTTGTTGTTGGTTGCAATAACATTATCGATATTGGCAATCAGTTTGTGATTCTGGTCAATCATCACGCGCCGTGCTTCGTAGTCCATTTTCTCGGCTGTCTTTTGGATGTGCTGTGCAGTTTTCAGCATGCCACCCTGATTGCCGACCAGAGCAATGCTTGCTGATGGAGGAATACTGCTGGCCCACCCGCTAAACCGAGATAACGTAGTGTCGATAGCTTTGCTTCTGTTCAGTTTGATGAGGTCAACACTGGCGAGAATGCGGCGGTCTAACTGCGCCCTAAGCTGTGGTTCAAGATGGTGAATGGTGAAGCGCGCTATCCCTGGGTGACGATTAAGAGCACCACCGTTGGTTACTTGGCGCTCGAATGAATGCCTTAATCTTTCAGCTACCATTCCGGCATAATCGTCAGCAGTAGCACCCTCAGCGGCCCCTCGAATAAGAGACTGCCATCGCTCCAACTCACTGCTTGATGAATAGCCATTCTTCAGGAAATACTTAACCGCCTCTCGCACAATTCGCGTGAACTGGTTCATAGCGGCATCCCGTCAATTGGCTCCTGTGGGCTTGGTATCTGCTCAGGAGGATTATTTAACAAAGAGTCGTAATCAAGATTCAGGCGCTGCGGGAACAAGTGCTCGTTAGCATTAGCGTTCTCACAGGCCCACTCAATCAACGTGGCTCTGTTATCTGGGTCTGAGGTTAGCTGTGGTAGCAATATTTCCAGCGTGCTGACAATGGCTTTAAATCGCGTCTCATCAACCTTAACTTTCTCGCTTTCCGGCTCCTTCAGGGATGAGGGCCATACGTACTCAAAGTTATTAATCCACTTTGTGAAATACAGACTGTAGGTGTTCTTTATTTCTGGCATGTCTGCACGTAGGGTTTGGAAGAATTCGATACTCCAAGCCCGGTACTGACAAATGCGGATGAAATAGTTGTACAGCTCATCAAGCCATTCGCGTTGCCCATCAATGTAAACAGCTACTGCTCTGGCATCCTCTGTTCCTTCACCAAACCCCTTAGCGAACGTCTCACTATTCAGGATGATGGCGGGCATGTCGGCAGCCGCTGCAATGTTAGCCAGAATATGATTGCGAGCAGAGTCCAGCGGCTTTTCGAGATTACTCAGATCGATTGATTCAATGCTGTCCTTGTCCCCAATCTGAAGAACCTCACCGGTTTTACCGCGCTTTAGCATCATCCGTTTAATGCCGCTAAGCTTTTGCATCATGTTGTTTACGACTGAGCTTGGCCCCTGAATCTTCGTAACCAGCAACCCACCTTTAACCGCTACCATGTCATCAGTGCGCATGGTTTGAATGAATGATTTCAGTGGGAACAGGGCACGCTGGTAAACGCTGCGCCCCGTGAAGCCAAAAGCCGCTGGGTTATACGCAAGGTAAATAGGGTCTTCATGCTGGATCACCGCACAACGTGACTTGTGATATGCCTTCCCAGCAACGCGAATGCCTTCAACTTTCTGGAAGTCTTGAGCGTTCGGGTCTTGGTTGAGAACAATGCTGCCAGCGGTGTTTAGCGGGTCAAGGATGTTAAAACTAACGTTATGTTTGTACAGTGTGCGGAAATCAAGGGCTGAGGCAGGATCTTGGTTATCTACCAACATTGCTATCGCAGATGTACCGTAAATTTTGGCAATGCGGGCTGCATTTGCAATGTGCTTGTCTGCGCCAAGCGATCGCCACTCACGCTCGAATGAATCTGCTAGACGCTGCTCAAGCGCAAATGTTTGTGAAACGTGTACCGTTCTTGGTTCGTTCATCGCCATTTTAATTGGGCGATCTACCATTTTCCCACCCAGCGGATGGTAGAGGTAAATAGTCTTACAGATCTGATATCCGGTGCTCATTCCTGGCTGGATATCATCACCCTCCAGAAGTAGTGACAGTTCTGGTGAGCTGCTGCCGATTTCAATTTCGTCGTCAATCATTTTGTTATCTCATCAGAGTGCGTCGCCGCTACCGAATGCCAGTATCAGCCCATACATGTAGTCATCGAGCAGGTCATCAGCGCGCTTATGTGCGTTCTTATCTGCGAGATGGAATCGGGATACTTGCTTAAATAGATGGTTGGCTGTCTCGCCCTTAAAGACGGCCGTTTTCTCGAAGGCATGACGCGATATCTTGGCTAGTCCACGGTAGTGATAACCGGAGGCCATAATTGCGCGCTCATCTTTCCCCTTGCTTGTTAGTGCTGACTCTATCTTTTTGACAGGCCAGCCCATGCTGTCGCCTTTTTGCAGCAAGATGCTGCCCATGCTGGCGTCTTCAATGAACAAACCAAGGCTGCCGTTTACAGCAACACACTGACCGGTTAATTCATTGAGGCGGTCGAATACGGAGGGTAGATAAACCTCTAATAGGGCTCCATCGATTTGCACAACATCCCAATCAAGTATTGTTAGTCGCTCCATGCCGGGCCGAGTTTCAATGGCGTAGTAAACTACTGCTGTTCCGTCATGCTCTGTGCCGCCCTTAACTGCCGTGTCCATGACAGCAAAAACCGCCTGACACATAGCTGGGTACTCAACAGGCTTCTCGTCAATGAACCACTTGCTTATGTCAAACAGGGCAGATGATGACCAGTCAACAAATTCAGCCAGGAACTCCTGACGGAATACGCGGGGATCATTATTCTCCCGTTCTTTCTCCAGCTCTTCAGGTGGAACAAATGGATTAGATGACGTTGGTGCGTGATGCTCAAAGAAGCCAAGCTTCTTATTGTTGCAAATGGCGTAGAAAAAATTATCGTCGTCAATACCGTCAGGAGTGGAGAATACAAATGCACGGCCTTTCGTAGTAAGAAGCGTCGGCTTTATAGACTTAGTCCATATTTCCTTCAGCATTTCCGGTGATTTGGTGAATGCAGCCTCATCGATAAGCACAATGTCGTACTCACGCCCGCGACCAGCCAGCTTGTTATCGTTGGTAACCCAGAAATCAATCTTCCCAGCGTTCTTAAGCAGTAGGCGCTTTTCTTGTCGGCTAAAGCTTTTTTTCAGCGGCTGAAGAGTTTCTTCAAGCTTGTCGTAAATTTCCTGATATTGGCGATATTCGGCGGTAAATATACCTACGCGCCCCCCTAACTCGACATCCATGCCGGGGCGCTTAAATGGCGCTGTAGCATACGTAACAGCAGCACTGGCGAGCATGAAGGTTTTACCCCACCGCCGCCCGCAGCGGATAGCGTTAAGGCGGTGATCCCACGCATCAGACCAAACCTTTAACTGCCCATCGTGTAGCGTTGGTAGATATATGTCGGCCATATTATCTCCCAGGGATTGGCAGCGAGTTATGAACGACAATCGCGTTATCGCTATCTCCGTCCTTCATTTTGTCTATTTCAAGCTCCACCTTTTCAGTAGCAGCCTCACGGTAAGCAGCATCGATCTGCATCTTGATGATCGTGCCTTTCGTGTACTCCAGCGATTCAATGCGCGCAGTGTTGCGATGCATAGCCTTCTCGGCTGCACTGATGTTGTCCCGTAATGCCTTCTTAGCATCATCATCGACAGCATCATCTAACTCAGTTCGCCAGCGCCCAATATTCTCGGCGGCAGTCAGACTGGCAGCGCGTAGCCAAAACAATTCATCATCTAGCGTCAGGCAATTAGCATCTTCGCTGATAGCGTCAGTTAGCAGCATGCGACGCCCATAGCCGCCGTGCTTTAGTGCATACTGATTGCCGGATTGGAATGGATTAGTCGGAGGGGAGCATCGAGCGCCACGTATCGGTTTCGCGTCTGGAGAATTCGTGTCTTTTCCTGATTCGCGGTTTCTACCAGATTCCTTTGGCTGCCTACTTTTGGTGTCTTTTCCTTTCTGCGAATTCGCACTTCTATTCGCACTTTTACCATTCGCATTCGCAATTTTGATGTAGCGCTTTGCAGTGGAGTAATTAAGTCCTTGTGCCTCGCACCAATCTTTAGGGGAGATGTTTGATTTGGCATGGTCGGCGAGGAACTGTTCTTGAATGGCTCCCCAATCCGGTCTTGCCATATTTGCTCCGTTGGTTATCGCGGCTTTACCACTCCTCTCGGCGTTGCTACACCACTTCTCGTCTTTCCGAGCCGCCAAGATAGGCCCTGTGAAACAGGCGATCACCTCCATCGAGAGAAGCTATCTATTCCTTGTCGGGGGAATTAGTCTTTCAGGAATTCTTCAGTGGGGAATGACATCTCACCCATCATTAACTCAGCGCCAGTGCTGGTGACGATTACTGTGTGGTGTGGGTGAACGTTTTCAGCCAGCCACTTAATCAATGGCTTTGATGCTTCTTCGAAACTCGCTAGCTTTTTATTGCTGTCGGTTATGTTGCACTCACCAAGGCATGGGCCTTTATCGGTAAAGCAGTTAACACAAGCGTGATCGTGGGTTTTATTTTTATCGAAAGTTTCATGGAAGCCGCCGCCCATGTTGTACCACTGCCAGCACTTACCAAATTCACGGTTTAGCGAGTTATCACCAAGACTATCTATTACATTCAGGTCAGTTACTGCGCCTTCATGTTCAGGCTGATACCCTTCTCCGATTGCAGTCTTGATGTACTCAACCATCTGTGCACGGGGTGGGTCTAATGGGGTTACTTGGCTTTGCTCGGAAGTACAACCCAACCCAGAAACCTTGCCGCCACAAATAGCATCAAATAGCGCGCTGACGTTATCCCAATCACGACCGCCGTTCGGGAAGTATTCCTGCATAGTGGCTAATGCATCGCTCTTTACTTGTTCTGCTGTTTTATGATTCATGATTTATCCTGTGGGGTTACTTCAGGCACACGTTAGTGATATACGCCTGCAAGCCGTTTATTTGGCTGGTTGTAATTCCGATACGCTCTCTGAGACTGAGATAATCCCGCTGAGCGGAGTCAGTAAGTCTGGCGCTGGCATCATCAGGGACGCTGGCGGGGCCGGTGGTTTTGGACACTGGCTTTGTACATGTGGCGTTGAGCTGCAACCGCTTAGTGCCAGAAGCGATATCAGCACGAAGGCGCTCGTTTTCAGATTTGGCATCTGCCAACTCCTTGGTGTATTTGATATCAATAGCGGCTACGGCTTGGCGCTGGGTTTCGATGAGCTGAAGGTCTTTCTTCTGCTGATTAGCTACTGCGGTTATTTCTGCGACGTCACGCTGAAGAGTGGTTACCCTACCCTGGTAATAAGTCACGCCGAATAGCAGGAATATCGTCAGCACAGCGATGAGCATTGCCGTTACGCGGTTCATGCCGGATATTCTTTGTGTGGAAGCTGGAAGTGAGGCCCGTCTTTTAGTGTCTTCCAGTCACCGCCCCACTCGATAGGAACGCCAACGTCTTTGGCTGCCAGCTTGAATGCTGTCGCTATCTGCTCATAGTATTTCCATTCCCACGACCCGGTTGCAGTTGGGTAAGCAAACACGTCGATAGCGTGACCGGTAATATGTCGGCTATTCATCGTCTGGCTGGCACCCTTGGCTACCAGCTCTTTTTGTCGCTCAACAGTTCGAAGCCCCTCAGTTACACCGAAATCAACAGGCGATAACTCCAGCGCACGGCGAACGACTTTCACCAATGCCGGGTTAACGCCTTTTAAGTTATTTTCACTGCGCTGGCTAAATTTATTGGTTTGCATTGCCTGCCCCTGTCTTGTTGCCAACGATGCGCTTAAGCACCGATCCGATATAGTCAGTGCCGAGGTAACCAATAAAGACGCTTGATACCATCGCCCAACCCTGATCGATACTGAGCAATACAAGGATGTCTTTCAGGAACCAGGCAATGATTGAACACATTGCAGCATCAAGCATTCGCTGCGTTCGCCCACCACCCGCGTACCATCCGCGCAGCAAAGCCATAATTGCAGCAACCAACGCACTTAGTAATTCACCTCTGTGCTCTGCAACCCATGCAGCTATCAGCGTCCATACATCTGGGGAGTTGTGCATTTTCATATCCTGCCTCCCCGTTGGGGAAATTAATCCCGGCGAATGTCGGGTTCGTATGCTGTTGTGTAGGGAATAGCTCCCGCCGTAGTCATTCGAAAATGTGAGGGTGTTTTCAGTGATTGACTGTTTTGACGGGAGCTAAATGCAAAAAGGCCACGCAATAGCGCAGCCCTAAGATAGAGACCATACCGAGGAAGTGCTCGACATGGTTAAACGCAAAAAGCCCAACCGGTTAGGGCTGGGCCTTGAATGTTTTATTGGTGACTCAACTACATCACCGCTCTTCGCCTTTGACGTCCGAGCTTAACTGAAATATACACTTTCAAAACTTAAAATCAAGCATTTATGAAAATATATTTCCATTAAGCGGCATTTTGTAGATTTTCAACCTCCATTTCTCTTACCAAAGAGTAAAACATTCTTGCTTTGAATATTTCACGACACCATCTGATCCGGTCAATGCATTGCTTTAGTGTTAGGTGTGGCGCATGCACCCGATTTAGATAACAGGCAATTTCTTGCATGTCTTTGCGCTCACAATAGTATTGAATAGCAACTGCACGAACAGGATTACCCTGAGTAAATTCCTTAAGCACAACCTGATCGACAAATGCAGCTTCTTCTCCCTCGTTGGCGCGCGTGAAAAGAATACTGAATGAGTTTTTTGGGTTAATTATCTCTTTCGCTTTCTGGAATAACTCTGTGCCTCGGTAGCCCAATTTGTGGAGGTCTTCTACAGTCTTCACAATTGAGGCTCCCTTGTTTTCATCCCACTCAGTCGAAATCATTAACCGCCCTATCACGCCACACTTACCTGTTGGAGCAGTATTACCTCCGACCGTATCACCCCACATATTAAGCACCGAACCAACCCAGCGATCCTGCACTGGCGTGATTCGTTGAACCTTGTCCAGATAACTCTTTCTTGGTGCCTTTGCCAGTTCCTGCCATGCGGTTGGTTTCACGCTACCTCCAATTCAGTAATGGATATTGATAAACGCCCACCCTTTTCAATCGGCTGCCGCTTAACTCTGAAATCATCTATCTGCTCGTCGTCCTGCATAAATTCTGCATGCACCAGCGAATCAAAGACGGCCTTTTGCAGGTTGTCTAAGTCACGGCGGCGGCGGTCTGGTACGTGTGCTGATATTGATATTTTGAGTCGTGCTGAGGTGTTGATATCGAGGTTTAGCTGTTTGATGGTATCGATTACTGCTTGTCGGTATTTGGTGCCTTTCTCGCTGATGTAGTGCCTTCCCCTTGAGTGTCGCCAGTAGGTGTTAACACTGGGCGGCCAGGGTAGGTCTATGTGATATTCGGTCATATCTTCACCTTATTCTCCGACAGTAGAATTGCCTGCGTCCTAACCATTCCCTCCAGGTGAGCTAGGTGAGCACTCTCGATATCCATGATGTGCGTACGCCTGTCTATCTCGTCATGACACGCAGAGCAGCACCATGCGCCGAACAGGTCAGGCGGTTTGATTCCGGTACCGCATATTCCCGATAGCCGGTAGTGGGCCAGCACTACAGTTTCGTTATTCCCGTTACAGATGCCCGGCAACCTAACTTGGCACTCGCGGCCTCTAGCCTCTTTGCGTAAGTTCGCCATCTCTTTTCTCCTTCGCTGCTTTATCAACGCATTTCTGATGAGCGTAGGTTTCACCCTTGTTAAGCATCAGGAAGCAGAAGATACATATTGATTGGGGGAGTTCACTCATGCTGCCACCTTCCCCTTGTCACCGAACCGGTTGGCCCACTCCACTTCTCGCTTGGCGTCGTCGCTAAACTTCACGTTATGCTCAGTGCCGAACCAGTAAGCGGCCTCGATAATTTCTACCATCTCGCTCTTTCTCATCTGGCTTGTGCGATGACCAAAGCGGACATAGCCACCTGTAATGCCCGGTGCCTGCCTGCGCTCTTGCTTCTTGGTTTCTGCTACAAGGTCGGTGATTAAATCCTTCCAGTCCTCTTTGCTGTACTTCTCGCCATGCCAGAAAACTTGCTCGGCAATGTCAGTAAGCAGCGGCCACATTTTGTTATTCTGTGGAAGGCTTCGCTTGGGTTCCTGGATGATTACTTCTTTGGGGGATTTGAAATCGAGCGGTGTGTTTCTGATGGCTGCTATTGCGTTTTGTCTGATGCTTTCGTTTAGAAGTAAATATTTTTGATTAACCATCAACTACTCCTTTCAGTTGCTGCTGAACGGTTTGTATTATCGTTTGTAGCGCATACAAAGCGTCTGGTGACCTGTCATCTTGAAGGGGTGTAATCATCAGGAGTTGGGGCATCATGTTTACTGTGTTGATGTATGCGTCGCAGAGTTGGCGGTATTGCTTCTTAGATAGGGTTATTGTCTTGTCCATAGTCACTTCCGAAACATCATGATGGTTAAGCCGTTTTTGGTTGCTACCTTCATCGTGTCATTCTCGGTTAACTCACTCAGATTGAAAGCGTCGTACAGTTCGTTAATGGCTTTCTGCTTTCGCTCTTCTTTCTTGCGCTTATCCCATTTCCTCCAGACGATTCTTGTTAGCCAATCGAATGCTTTAGATATGATGTACAGGTAACCTAAAACAGCTAAAAATACATTCAGATAGATTGATATCTCACTGGTCATAGTGGCTTCTCCGGCGCGGCGGATAGCATGGCGCGATAGATTGAATAAGGAAGGTAACTTTCTCCCTCATGCGCTTCTCCAGCTGCCTGAGCCATTTCAGCAGTAAGCTCAATCGGAACCAGCTTCCAACCTTCCGGTATCTCCTGAGAGTTCAATTGTGGGGTGGTGTAAACGATGCGGCGGCGGGTGGGGTCGTATTGGACATAAAATCCTTTATCGCAGTCATCCCAAACCCATTCAATGTCGTCGAACGTGCATACCCCTGACTGATACTGATAAACAGGCTCAGCCCTCTTTGCAGCTAACGCGATTCTTGCCAGCGCTCGGACTTCATCGTTTTTTGGCGTTCTCATTGCTGAATATCCTTCCTCAGCGATAATCTCTTCCAGTCTCTCTACAGTGAAACTATCTAACTCTTTCATTGTGTTAGCTCCTGTTTAATCTTCATCAATTGTCGCTTAGAAACAAACTGGGAGCATCCGCAATCAGGGCACTCAGTAATCCATTCCCCGCCAGAATAAACTTCCGGTTTTACTCTATCGCCCACTGCGTGCGTTTTTAAGCAGTTAAGGCATCCTACAATCGTTGTTTTTTTCATGGACTATCTCCCATCTGCGCGCCCATAGCCTTTGACCATGCAGTGATTGTTTATATATACCGCCGTAGTGTTTAACTCTTTTGCTAAGCGCTCTTCACAGTCTTTGCGGTCTGATTCACCAGCCAAGGCAGCGATATAAATGAGTGCGGCAAAGCCGATGATCCAGAAGAAAATGTTTCTTGCTGCTTTCATTCACTCTCTCCCTTGATTCGAATACCGGCAGTGCGGAGGATGGAGGAACAGTCGTCAATTGCTGCGTTATATCCGGCATTTTGATAATAATCTTCTGCTTGATATTCCGGCAGCTCCACCTCAATACTTTCACGGCTGGCTTTCCAGATCCTAAAGCCCCAGCCCATTGCACAACTGTTTCTCAATTCAGCTTGTTCTGGAGCGTTCCACCAAGCTTCAAAGTCAGACTGCGATTTAGTTATGTCCATCATGATTTCCTCGTCATGTTCAGCTTGGCGCGCAGTTCAGCAATGTGATCCAGTGCCTTCTCGTTGCTAACCGGTATGTGAAGTTTGGGGATTTGCACTACCGGCGCGGGGATCGGCTCACCAGCTTCAATGCGTTTCGACATGTCAGCCAACTCTTTGCCGCAACGTTTCCGTAATTCCTGCTCAGACAACCCCTGCACTCGCTGCTGTGAATAGAGTTTCGTTACCATCCAGTAAGCCGGATTGCTGGGCCAAGGGAATGCTTCGGCACTGCTGAACATGTCACGACGCTTGGCATAGTCCATCACCATATCGTAAAGCTCATCAGCGTCAGGCAGCCCAGCGGCACGGGTGGCACCCTGCTTACACCATGCAATGAATTGACCGGGCGACGGGAGGAACGGCGTAGCCTGCTGGCGGGCGATCTTCATTCCGGCGTTAACTTGGTCGATACTGGTAATCCCGTTTTCGATGAATGCCAAAACCCACTGGCGACGTAGCTCATTCAGGTCGCTTTGGTCTTTAATGCTGGTCATCAGCGCTGGAAATGCAGCCTTCAACTGGCGAAATAGCTCGTTGAATATCTGCGCGGCCTGCTCTGGCACCTGCTGCTTTGGCTTATCAGCGGCGTACATCTGCTGCAATGATTGACCATCACGGTTCTGGATGGCTGTGACGACATTTCTCATACCGATACCCCGTTTATCCAGTCTGTGTTATCGAAGTCCAAAACAGGCTTATCAGTGGCAGTGCCTGATTGCTGTTTCTTGCGCTTGATGTCCAGCTTGTCCCATTTCTCGCGAAGCGTTGACGGGCAAAGCACGTTGCCACACCAGAAACTATCCTGCATGGCCCACTTGAAGAGCACACACATGTCTCGGTGATTCCTGCCGTCCCGTTCACGCATCAACCTGATGCTATTGGCCCAGCCAGCAAAAGACGGCTTCTTAGCATCGGGGGCAATCATCAGCACGGCGCTGAACATCCACTCCGCTGCCCGAAGGTCATCAGCAGTCCCCCAATTTTTACCACTTTGGATTGCAGCATCAGGACGAACTACAGGAAGCTTCTTAGATGGGGTGTCAGGGGATTCGTTAGAATTCTCTGACGTAAAGGGTTTTATATTATTGTTATTACCTTCTTGTTCATGATGTGCGGGCTTAAGTGCGGCGTTATGTGCGGCACCACCCTCTAAAGCCGCGCCGTTACTGGCTTCACCATGTGCGGGTTTAAGTGCGGCATTATGTGCGGGTAAATTGTCTATTTTTTCGGCATATTCAGCGTAATTTAGGATGGTGATTACCGTCCCTTTTCGCTTCTCTCCACCCGTTGCAATCATCCCTTCTTTGACGAAAAAGGAGAGCATCCTGCCCACCGCATCACGGCTTGTTGGCTTCCCTTCTCTATCGCACAGAGATAGCCCTAAATCAGCCGCTGTCGTGACCAGTTGACCGGCTTGAAGATTCCACTGGTGACCTTTGAAATTCGCCGTGAATGGCTTTCTGGCGGCATCCAGTAAAAGGTTATCCCACAGTGTTCGCAGGAAAACGTCTTTGGCCCAAGGTTTCTTCTTGATGCTTCGGTACAACGGGACATAACCAAGCTTCTGGTTCTCCATCCTGTTGCTCCTGCGCTCACGTTCGGCGCTGATATCAAATACTTTGGCTGTACTCATGCGGCAATATCCTTGACTTGATGAGCAGCCAGTAATCCGGCGATCCATTGGATGCCTTTAGGGGTGAACTTGTTTTGGATGAAGGCGTGACCGTTTGTTAGGTTCTCGCCTGTTTTAACAGTGAAGCGACCTGCATCGATGTGTTGAGCGTAAGGCGTTAGCTTCCCAGCCAGCAGATACATGATCTCGCTATCGAGCAGGAACTTACGGAAGGCTGGTTCTTTGATGTGAAGAAGTTTGCAAGTTTCGCGAAAACCAAGAGATCCGGTTGCAGTTACATAGCTGTCAACGAACTGAGCTTTCGGAGCTGCAATAGCAAGTTGATTTTCCAGTTTCTGTTTTTCTTCTGCGAGGTCTGCCGCCAGTCGCAAGGCATCTGGCAAGTTTTGAGGAATGCGCGCCTGATTTTCCAACTCCTGCCAGCGGTCTACTAATCGAGCCGTGAATTCAGGGGAGAGCTGGGCAACTACGATGTAGCTGTCTCGCTTGCCAACTTGGTACACAGCTACCGATTGCCCAAGGTGATTTTTAACTTCCCCCAATGGGGGGAGTTGAATTGTTCCACGAAGTGCCAGTCTTTCGATTGATTGCTTAACTTTGTCATGACGAGACTCAACGAGATCGGCTATGTCCTGGCTGGTCATGGTCGGGTTTACTACCGTAGATAAACTCATGTATAGTTACCTCAGAAATTGATCGTTATTTGAGAAGCCTCTCCTGTTCGTGCAGGTGGGGCTTTTTGCTTTCCGGTCACCGCAATCACAGCCTGCCTTGCGATTTCCCTTATCACGCTCGTCTCCCATATCTTCTCCAGAAGAACAAACGTCACTGCCATGTCATGTACGTTTAACCGGCTGACCTTTGATTCGGCCCAGCCAGCCTCCCGCGCAAACTTGCTCTGGCCCTTGATAGCCATTCGGCTTCGTAGCTCAGATTCAACTTCCATAATTCTCTTGCTGTTACTTGCACGTTCCATGCGTAATACTTCCTTTGTGGTTTAGATGTGTGTGTATGCCTCCCCGATGGTCTGGGGATTTAGTTTTGATGGGCGCTTTTCAGCGCAGAGGATTTAATGAGCGAGTGGTGCTTAAGCTGCTTTGTCTGATGAATCGCCGTACATGAGCCAGTGAGGATCGCAACCCAGAGCTTTTGCTATCTCAAGCAAGAATCTAGGGCGCTTTGTTACACCGGCTTCAATTTGCTGTAGCGACTGTTGCTTAATGCCAGTTTTCTCTGCCAGCTCAACCTGGGTGAGATTTAACTCGGCGCGTTTTTTCTTAATACGTTCTGAAATCGAGTCCGTTTTCATTTTTGCCTCCACAGTTTTATCTGTATTTAACGACAGTTTTGCATGTTTGTCAATTACAGGAATTACTGTGAGAATCACACCAAACGGAGAGGGTGAGATATGAGCCTTGCAGATAGAGTTAAAGCTCGACGATTAGAGCTTGGTCTTAGTCAGGATCAGGCTGCTGAGCTTGCAAAAATAAGACAGCAATCATGGGGGGCCATTGAAGATGGTTCCACAAAGAAGCCTCGCAACATTGTAGGAATTGCAAAGGCATTACAATGTGACCCGGCATGGCTCATGGAAGGCGGAGTGTTTAAAACTATGGCAGATGTGGGAACAAGGAAGATCCCGCTGATAAGCTACGTGCAGGCGGGAGCGCTGGCGCATAACGCACAGATACTGAGTGAGATGGGCGATTTTGAATATGTATTGACCGACATGGATTGGTCAGAGAATACTTTTGCGTTGAAGATTGAAGGTGACTCAATGCAGCCTGAGTTTAAGGCTGGCGATGTCATCGTTGTTGATCCAGAGATTGAGCCATGCCCTGGAGAATTCGTTGTTGCCAAGAATGGTGACTATGAAGCTACGTTTAAGAAGTACAGGCCACAGGCTGTTGGGATTGATGGGACACCAGTTTTTGAATTGGTACCACTAAATCCAGACTACCCAACAATAAGATCAGACCTGGTTCCAGTTACAATAATTGGAACTATGGTAGAGCATCGAATTTACCGCCGTAAAAGATAATTAAACCGATTTCTTACCCAGCCCAGCCTCCGCGCTGGGTTTTTTATTGTCTGAATCCCATCAAATCATCTTTATCACAGTTATTTTAAAAATAAATCACTTTAAAAAACAGTCTTATATGTACATTTTCAATATAAATACAGTTTTGTCTGTTGACGATAATACAGTTTTATCTGTATATTTTAACCCATCAACACGGCAGGAAGCCAAAAGTACGACAGGAAGTGTTCTTTAAGATAACAGCGCTGAAAAGTGCAAAACAACCAAAGCGAATGAGTTTTGGGATGGTGAATAGCTGGAGCTAACGACGGGTAATGCCGCGGGACTGAGAAAGCTATCGAGAGCGCTGTGATTGAAATAGGCACAGACACCATCACCAAAGCTCATTAACTGGAGGTAACACCATGGCTCATCAAGGTTATGACAACGCCAGACAGCGCCGTAACGATAAGCGCTTGGCTCTCACAGCAGCATACAACGCACAACACGGCATCGTAGAACCAGAGTCACGCGAAGTTAAGCGCCCTACTCTGCGATTAAACCGTAAGCCCGTAAATCGCGTAGATTTGGCAGTCATGGTTCACACAACGAAGGTTTACGACTCTATTAACAATTGTTGTTTGCCTGAAGTAGCTAAGTTTGCAGCAGGCTTCCGTAAGAGTGAGAGCGTTACGGCGCGGTAGGATATTTAGATTTAATAGCAGCCTTTCTTTTTTAACTGCTCGCTATAAGCATCCCATCTGAAATTTAAATAGCGCCAATAAGTATCTGAAATCTTCAGAACAGCATAATCGTTCCCAACCGATAGACCAGGGCCGGGATAAGGTATCAGAACGCCCATGTCAACCAGCTCAATGATGGCTGGAACATTGCGATTTGTTGTGACGGTAGGCGACTGTATTGATAACGCCTTGGTAATTATCGACTTCTGCTCATTACTTAACGAATCAATCCTCTTATTTATTGCCTTATCTTTTCTCATTGCAATCAGATACGGAAAGTTATAGCGCAGCGTTCTACATACTCGTTGAGTATTAATAACCAGCACGAAAGAAACGGCAAATGAAAATATGTGGTAGCCATACGGAATGCCAGTTTTCTCATTAAATGCCTGAATATATTCGTTAGGCATAAGGCACAAAGTCGCGAAGCTGATAATGAACATGTACATCAGGCGCTCCAGCGGTTCGTTGCTAAACAACTTACCGAGCAGTCCAAAAATATCAGGCATTTTTTACTCGCAAAACTGTAGGGGTAACAAAATGCTATCACAGAATCTCGCTGTAGGGGTATAGCGGGCACCACCGCCGCCTGACGTGGTTAAAGACAGTTCAGGCTCTTCCGTAAGTCAGAATCATTAACAGCGAGGTAGGTATGGAAATTTGGGCAAAAACATTCGAGTCAAATGGCGTGCAAGTTTTGGTCATGAAAGACAGCAACGATGATGGCAATCCTCAAGTTTTATTCCGTTGGCCCGAAGATGACTTTTATGTCTCTGTCGGCCCGTCTTGGAATGATGATGACGATAAGTCGTTTGAAATGCGGGATAAATACTTCGACAAAATAGATCAAAGCATCGTTGATACTTTTGTGACGCAAATGAGAGAAACGCTATCGATTCAATAACGATCGCAAAGAAGCCCACCACATAGTTAAGGGGTAAGAGATGACTGACTTAGATTATTGGGAAGAGTGTATTTCACAAGCCACTGATGACTGTGACTTAACACTGACATCAGAGCAACTTACTTGTCTTGCTGAGGCCGTAAGTGGTGGTCATGAGCATTACGGAATGGCTTTCTACTCTCCGCCAGATTCAGACCGATATGCCGACATTGAGCGCGAATGGCAGCAGAAATATAAAACGCTTAAAGCTGAATTTGATGCTTATCGTGGCAATGCTGAAACAGCGGTAAAGCAGGCGTTACGCCAGCACAGGGACGACAACGTAAGTATTGGAGAGTATGGGGAAGTGTTACGCCACGGTGGGCGCACAGAGAGAATTCAATAGGTCACTTAGGTGGCCTTTTTTATTGGCGGGTAAATGAGGAATGAATGATGGCGTACAAGCTAAATCAAAAAATAAAGAATCACATTGCCGATATGGCAACTCGCAACAAACATAAAGCAGCGTTCGATAAGGTTTTTGCAGCATTCAAAGAGGATGCGTATCAGCAGCTTTATAAGAAATATCAGAATGAATTATTTGAGGGTGTTGACCCGATTGTTTTGAAAGCCTGCGATAAAACTGACCAAATCGATTTATACAACGACCGAATCGACGTTAGCGCTATATCAACAGCAATGCAGCTTCGTTCAGGCGAGTTAGGGCGTTTTGGTATCGGTCATAGTGTGTACGGAAAAAGTTATTCATGTTACGCCAGTGACCTATCAGATAAGGCAGCGCTTAAAAAGTTGATGGCGACAGTGAAAACAATAACCCAATTCAGAAGTGATTTGTTATCCGCAATGGCTCACTTCAAATCAGGCGAAAAGATGGTTTCTGCTTTGCCTTGGACAGATAACTTTTATCCAGAAGAAGATAAGACTCCAACCTGCAATATTGTGCCAGTTTCTGTAATCGAAAAGGCAAACAGCTTGATGGGTATTAAGGCTAACCCCTCCAACTAAATGGGTGAGATATGAGTGATACATACCAAGCAGTTTATGACGCAGTAAGAAGCAGAATCAGTGGTGGCAATCTTTCGGATGCGCTTGAGTCTGCTATCAGAGGCGAGAATATCGGTGGATATGCACAAAATGCATTTCTAGAGATTGCCCAAATATTTTCTGGTTATAACGCACCATCAGCAATTTATAAGCCTGTATTGACACAAGATGGTAATGCATGGCTGGCAGTATACGGGGAGCTACCAACCGGCGTAAGTGGTTGTGGTAACTCGCCTGCAGAGGCAATGGCTGATTTTGATAATGCATGGTTTAAAGCTGCAGTAGTTCCACCAAAGAAAGCCAACTAACCCCCCTAACTCCCCACTCCCACCACTGAATAACTGACAACTGTCGGTATTTTGCCGTGGGCCAAACACAAGGAAATGAGCATGAGTGAAGCAACCGGCTTATCGATTGTTATCGAGCCTAAAAACGCTCTCGCAGTATTTACCCAGCCTGACCATATCGAATCAATTCTTCAGCAGGTTGAGAAAGAAGTTAATTCGTTTGTTCCAGATGTCAGCACAAAGAAAGGCCGCGACGCTATTGCTTCTCTCGGCTTGAAAGTGGCTAAGACCAAAACGTATTTGGATGGTCTGGGTAAAGACTTGGTTACCGAATACAAGGAGGTGCCAAAGAAAATTGATGCCAGCCGAAAGACGGTTCGTGACCGGTTGGATGCGCTAAAAGAAAAAGTATTGCTGCCAAAGTTGGAGTTTGAAGCCGAGCAGGAACGGCTAAAGCAGGAGGCGGAGCGTATCGCAGCCGAAGAAGCTTACTCGGCTATGTGGCAGGAAGCCCACGATATGGATGCTGTTATCACTATCAGAATTGCAGAGAAGGCGGCAGCCAAGAAAGAAGCCGATCACGAAATGGCGCTTCTGATGAATGACGCTTTCGACCGTGACGCTAAAGAGAAAGCTGACGAAGTTGAACGTCTGCGCAAGGCCCATGAAGAATTCATTGCTCAACAGGCAGCCGAGAAAGCGAAACGCGAAGCTGAAGAGAAAGCTAAGCGTGATATTGAAGCCGTAGAACAGCGTGAACGTGATGCAAGACTGGCTCAGGAACGAGCTGAACGTGAAAAACAGGAAGCAACTGAACTTGCAGATCGCAATCGCATCGCAGCCGAACAGAAAGCCGAGCAAGACAAGAAAGATGCAGCCGCTAAAGCTGAACGCGATAAGCAAGAAGCTATCGCAGCCGAACAACGTAAAGCACAGGAAGCAGCTGAGCGCATCCGACTCGAAGCCAAGCAGAAAGAAGATGCCCGGCTAGCAGAAGAAAAGCGCATTGCTGATGAAGCAGCGGCGCGGGCAGCCAACGTCGAACACAAACGAGCTATCAATCAACAGGCTGTGGCTGACTTAGTCGCTACTGGAATCTCTGAAGAATGCGCCGTGCAATGCGTTAAAGCCATTGCTAAAGGTCAAGTCTCGTCAATCGTAATCACTTACTAATTAAACCGGAGTAACCCATGCAACAGCTAATTTGTGCAGGGTGGCCTTGCGTGGGCTGCTCTGACGAACCACCACGCAATCCACTTATTGGATTCTTCATCTGGATTGCCAAAACATTAAACCAGCGGGGTGAGCCATGAACATTGCAAGAGCACTGCAGCTTATGGCCGCCCTCGCCATTGAAAAACATGACGACGACCTGTTCGAAGTGGCATTCAGCTTGTATTACCGGAGTTTGTTATGACATACGCAGAAATTAATGAAGCACGGAAGCTTTACAGCTCATTGAGCGAGCAAGAATTGGAACGGGCGGGACAGGTAGCTGGGAGCCAAGAGAAAGCACTCAAGGTTAGCAACCTGATTAAAGTCTTTGAGCACCTACCTGACTTTGACCGTGAGGCTTTCGGCATTTTAGTTGATGAGTACGACTTCGAAGGACTCGATACTGCGCTCTACAACGTTCTATTCGACAATGCCAAATGGCAACGGGCGCTGGAAATACAGCGGCGCTTGGCTGAACACGATGAGGCGGCATGATGGAACCGGGCCACTATCAAGATATTTCAAACGAGGTTTATCACTCGGGGCCGGGAGTCAGTAAGTCGCAACTGGATGATGTGGCTATTAACCCCGCAATACTCACATGGAAGAAAACAGCGCCAGTAGATACGGAGAAGCTCAAGGCACTGGATATGGGCACCGCCCTGCACTGCCTACTGTTAGAACCGGATGAGTTTGATAACCGCTTTACCAAAGCACCAGAGTTTAATCGCCGCACCACTGACGGCAAGGCAGCAGAAAAGGATTTTCTGAAAGAGTGCGAAGAGTCAGGGAAGACTGTCATGGATTTTGAACAGCACAGGAAGCTGGAATTAATGCGAGGAAGCGCCTTAGCTCACCCGGCGGCGCGGTACTTTTTGGAAGCAGAAGGATACTGCGAATCATCCATTTACTGGCGAGACGAGGAAACGGAAGAGCTATGCCGAATACGCCCAGATAAGTTTCTTCAAAATCAGCCAATTATCGTCGATGTGAAAAAAGTAGCTGACATGGATCGCTTCTCTCGCCACATCGAAGAATTTCGGTATCACGTGCAGGATGCCATGTACCGGGATGGTTACCTGAATCACTTCAACGAATACCCCACTTTTATCTTTCTTGCCGTTAGCGAAACCATCGACTGTGGCCGATACCCAACTCGGGTATTCCAGCTTGATGCCGACGATGTTGCCGCCGGGCACGAACTTTATCGCAAAAATTTACAGACCTATCACGAATGCCGACTCAGCAACGAATGGGGCGGTGTAGAAACCATTTACCGCCCGGCATGGGCAAGGAAAAAGAACAATGACTGACATCGCCAATATCGAACTTAGTAATGAGCCAGCCATCACTAATGCTAACGTGGCTATTTTCAGCCCGCAAAACTTAATGGCTATCCAAAACTTTGCAACGCTAATGGCAAGCGGTCGATCAACAATCCCCGCGCATCTTGCCGGTAATAAAGCTGACTGTATGGCAGTTGCGATGCAGGCCGTTCAATGGGGAATGAACCCATTTGTTGTTGCTCAAAAGACTCACGTTGTCAGCGGCACCCTGGGTTATGAGGCGCAGCTCGTTAACGCGGTGATTTACGCAATGGCTCCCACCAAAGACCGGATCCATTATGACTGGTTCGGGCCGTGGGAGAACGTGATCGGCAAGTTCGCAGAGAAAACATCCCAAAAAGGCAACAAATACATTGCACCAGACTGGACGCTGGCTGATGAGAAAGGCTTGGGCATTAGAGTTTGGGCCACGATGAAAGGCGAGGATGAACCCCGCGTTCTTGAGTTGCTACTGTCTCAGGCGCAAGTAAGAAATTCCACTTTATGGGCCAGCGACCCCAAGCAACAGTTGGCCTATCTCGCAGTTAAGCGCTGGTCACGCCTGTACTGCCCCGAGGTTATTCTCGGCGTGTACTCCACCGATGAACTGGACAGTAAGCCAAAGCCTGAGCGAGATGTAACGCCACGCACTAATGCTGACCTGAATAAGATGATTAATACGAAAAAACAGGAACCTATCGAAGGAGAATTAGAAACTACGAAGGTCGAGGAGCGCTCTCCTGACACACTGCTTTCTGATTTTACCGCCGCCGCCAGCAATGCAAAATCAGTCGCAGAGTTGGATAAATTCTTCAAGTACAGCCAGCGCGTTCTTGCAGATCACCATGACCAACTCGAAAAAGCCACCGACATTTACGGCATCCGCAAGGCTGAAATGGAAGAAGTTCCAATGTGAGACTGTTATGACAAAACCTTATGAACCATGGGAAGGATATGAAGAGCAGTTTATGAGGGAGGTTTCTGGATATATGCCCGGCAGCCTGATAGCTGAAAAACTTGAACGCTCTATTCAGTCTGTTTACTCAAAAGCTTCTGACATGGATGTCACCCTAATTTCAAATCGACCCTCTCGGCGATGGACAGAAACGGAATTGCAGTTACTTGGCAAGGATGCCGACGAGAAAGTAGCCCACTTAACTGGCAGGACGCTGAAATCAGTTATGTGCAAACGGGCCTCGCTATTCATTACTAAAGCCGCCTAATTCCCCCCCCATTTAACCGGCAGTCAATCTGCTGAGGACTTTCTATGTCTGAAAATAGTGATTATGCAGAACTCGAAAAGAAATATCTGGCCGTGGCTGCTGAGAATGCGGCGCTTACTGATAAATCCGCTAGCGAGCTTTCAAACTCATGGTTGTTGCATCGCGCTGTTATGACCATTCAAGCAGCCCTACATTGTATTCACGGCACAAATATATATGAGGCGCAGTGCTGGCTAGAGAGTATCGCTGATGATGCTGAGTTAGTTATCCCGCCAGAAATGATGCTTAGTGATTTGCAACGTTGGTTTGATGAAAACATGGTTGGTCATATAACTCACGCCAAAGCAGTAGAAATAATCAAATCGGAAACCCCAGCCACCATTCAGGCGCTTAACGAGATAAAGGCGCAGGGTGTTGAAGCTTTTGCCGATAATTGGCAGGGAAAGGAATTGCATAGTCAAATTTCAGAAATGGCTCGCCAGTTCGCCGCCAGTCTGCGGGGAGGTGAGTGATGGATAAGCATATTGAAGAATTTGAGGCATTCATGGCGGAACGGTTCGGGGATTCAATAGACCGCCGCAAATGCCTCAATGGTGATGATAACGATTATATGGCGTGGGATATGCAGGTAGCGAAAATAATATGGATGCAGCTTGCCGCCAAGCTGGAAGCGGCAAATCAGATAATTGAAGCAAATAATGAAGGTGATTTAGAAAATACACAGTTAATGAATCTTGCTGCCTATTCAGCAACGCTTAGATGTCGCGCAGAGGCATCAGAGCAGCGTTTTGATGATTTAGCCAAAGCAGCGGGATGGACGCCAGAACGATGTGAACAGACCGGCGATAGCCCGTTTGATGCGGTTGAGGGTTTGTTTGCGGACAGGGTACGAGCGGAACAACGCGCAAAGGCAGCAGAGGCGCGGCTACTCGTGCCGGTTAAGTCGCCTGATGATGGTCTGGAAGACTGTATAAGCATGTGGCCCGATAATTGGCGAAACGACTTTGATACTGGTTATAACTTCGGGGTGTGGCGCTGTGAGCAAAATATCAAAGCCGCTGGCTATCCGGTTGAAGGGGGTGAGTAGTGAACACTGAACAGCTAATTGAATTTATTGATGAGAGCGAAGAATACCAAGCATATTTTTTGCTATGTAAAAAATGCCCTACGGCGGCGCGGCGATTTTACAGATTAACCAAAGCATTAAGCAAGCTCTGTGAAGATGTGCGAAAAGAATTTCCTGATGCAGAATATTACACCGGCTCAGGGGGATTTAATCTACTGATCGGGGAATCTCATACAAATGGTGCGGCGAATCAGAAACTTTGCGCTGTTTCTTCAGTTGGGTTACATGTCGGTGATGGCGACTGGTAGAGGGGAATGCAGATGAAAAAGAAAAAAACTGACGGTACATGCGAATACTTACGGAGTGATGATTGCACTTTTCTCGTTATGCGTGGCGACTATGATAAAGATGCGATTATCAAAGCAGCCATTGAACAAGGTGAAATAGACTCTGAATTCGCAGAGGATTGGCAAAGTGCCAATTATTATCAAACAAACTACAAAGCGGTGCCAAAGAGCGAATATTCCGCATGGTACGCACCTTTGGATAATCCGTGCAGAGGCTCGTTCTTTGCTTCTGTTTTACAGTGGGATTGAGGGGAATGCAGATGAACAAGCTAACTGAGCAGGACTTACGAGATATAGAAGATGGTGCGATGTTAACTCAACTTCAGGATAAGTTAATGGCGGCTGAATTATTGGATTTACGTAGTTGGAAAAAAACGGCTGTCATGTGTACTAACGAGCTAGCGGCGGTTAGCTCTGAAAACCGAAAACTCAGGGAAGAATTGGCAGCAATTAAGGGTGGGCAACAGCCAATAGGGAAAGTTGTCCTCAGTGACTACGATAATTGCGGTTATCGCCAAGGGAAGGTTGTGTGTCTCCATGACCAAGCCGATTGGGATAATTTCGCTGACGGTACATTGTTGTACCTCCACCCGGAACCAAAGGAATAGCCATGCTCATAGGTTTCGTTCTACTCGTCACCTCATGCTCTACCTGCAATGCCCAGCCAGTTACCGAAGATATCTACCCCACTCAATCCGAATGCCAACAAATCTCAACGCTGATACATGAGCGGCGGCCTGATGCTGTGCTGATTTGCTCTGAAGTCTATCGGCAGTAGCGCTATACTTCCTCTAAACGAATAGGAGGGAGCTATGGGCTACAATCTCGCTAAACTGTCACAAGAAGATAAAGACAAGATGGCTGTTGACCAGGCTGCCAGTGGCGTTGCATTCAAAGAGCGCTACAACATGCCAGTTATCCCTGCTCAGATAGAGGAACAGCAGCCAGAGCATTTACGTGAGTATTTTCGCGACCGAGTGAAGCACTATAGGGAAGTAGGTAGAACGATGGGTAAGATGGAATATACCCCGCCAGAGCGCAAGTAAATGGCTCGCCGTCAGGATGTAACAATAGCGTTTAGGGCATCAATAGTCGTTGATTCTCGCGGGCGCAAGGTGGTTACGGTTGACAGATTTATCATGGAATTGTTGAAGGTTAACCATCATTTCGGCCCGGCTCAGGCTAATGAATATATCGCCCGATACGAGCGCAAGTGGAAGCTCATGGATGAGCAAGATAACGGATTAAATACTTACTACCTGTTCAACAATTACTAAGCGCCACACCACTTAATGAACCTCGCTAATGCGGGGTTTTTTATTGGGAGTAAATCATGAGCGACTCATTCGAGAAGTGGCTCAACGAGCCTATTGGCCCTAACGGTGAGCAACGCCGCTACGTCCTTAGCATACCCCGTCAACACTTCGCCAAAACAGTATGGACAGATTGCGAAAAGGCAATCAAAGGGAAACGGACTTCATCTAAATAAACTGGAGATTCCCTATGAAAACTCACGACCTGAAAATCAGGCCGGAATTCTTTGCGCCCGTACGTCAGGGAGTGAAGACCGCAGAGATACGGCTGAATGACCGCAACTTCCAAGTGGGTGACTTACTTGAACTCAATGAGTGGAATGCGGGCCATTTCACTGGCGCGTTTGCCTTGAGAAAAATAACTCACGTAGCTGACATCAGTGAGTTTAAGCCGGGCTACGTACTGTTGAGCATGATTCCCTTTGAAATAGCTGAGGTGGCCTGATGGACGATATTAGCGAACTAATTCTAACCGTGTCCCGCGCTGGGGATGACGGACGTGACCATAAAGAGGCCTATTTGTGGGATATGAAAATAAAGCAGCGGCTACGAACCGGCGACAAGTCAAAAAGACCGGTACCGCGGCAAGTTGTCCCACCCACTCCGGTTAAAACGGTGAAGTCAGTGAAAGCGAAAGTGAGAAAGATAATGGAGGCGGCATGAGTGACTTTGGCGGCAGCCACACCCCGGATAACCTGAAAGATTTATGGATGACACCCGCCGACATATTTACCGCACTAGACATCGAGTTTGGCTTTTATCTTGATGCAGCAGCAAGTCATAAAAGTGCCCTATGTGCCAGATACCTGACCGAGCAAAGCGATGCTCTTAATAGTGCATGGGAAAGCTACGGCGCTATCTGGTGCAATCCACCCTACTCCGATATCTCACCCTGGGTAACCAAGGCGGCTGAGCAATGTAAGCAGCAACTCCAACCGGTGGTGATGCTTGTGCCTGCTGATTCATCAGTCGGTTGGTTTAGCCAGGCGCTGCAATCAGTGGATGAGGTGCGATTCATTACTGATGGCCGTATATCGTTTCTTCGCTCTGATACTGGCAAGCCAATCAACGGTAACAACAAAGGTTCGCTGCTATTCATCTGGCGGCCATTCATTAAGCCCCGCTGCATGTTCACGACTGTTAAGCGCGATGAGCTAAAGGCGATCGGACAGGAAATATTAACCGGGAGTAAAGCAGCATGAAGAGAAAAATATCAGACGGTACCTGGTTCTTTATCGTTATCATCGCGTGGGCGGTGCTGGCAACAATTTATACAATTGAGACTGAGGCTGTTAGGGGGATGTTTGGATGAACGTACTTAGCTTTGTGATGACCTACCTGGACTGGATACTCCTGGTTATCGGCGGTTGCGCTGCGTTCTGGCTGGTGTGGGTAAAGGGATGGTGAGTATATGGATACAACCATCGAAAACGCAATCAGGTCAGTAGCTCGATGTTGTAGGACAGAAATAATAGAAGCCACGGACGGCAAGCCAATCTCAGAACACGACAAACTTATCACTGAAATCCTCGACCGCCACGCAAAAAAATCACCGCTCTACCCCCTAACACTTTCCCGGCTAAACGCTGGCTGAGTTATTACGTCCGTCAGATTGATAAAGAGATAAGAGGCCAACAATGAAAATTAGCCTGAAAGAGTGGAATGAGCGACGAGACAGGCCGCGATCAATGAAGCAAATATATAGATGGGTTGAGGCAGGTAAAATATATCCACCGCCAGAACGCGTGGGAAAAGAGTATGAAGTTGAATCAACCGCGATATATAGAAACCCTACCTCCCGAGGCAGCCCTACGCAAACAAATAACTTAATATCAAGGATTAGAAATGGCAGCAAGAAGGCGGTCAGCCGCACTGCGTGATTTGCCACCAAACCTGTACGTTAGAAATGGTGGCTATTACAGCTATAAAGACCCACGGACGGGCAAGGAATTCGGCCTTGGCCGGGATAAGCGATTTGCAATAAATCAGGCGGTAGAAGCAAATATGCAGTTTATGGATTCAGGTACAACAGCAAGGCTTGTTGACCGGATCAACGGTGTCGCAATTGTCACTGTTTCGGAATGGGTTAAAACCTATACTGATGTGCTAAGTAAGCGCGGCTTAAAAAGCAAAACAATCACTGATTACCATAGTCGATTAGAGGTGGTCGGTGAGGTTTTCTCATCAAGATCCATGGACAGCATTAGCACCAAAGATATTGCAACACTTCTTAACGATTACACAAATAATGGAAAGGCAGCATCTGCTAAATTAATGCGATCGTTTTTGACTGACTTTTTCAGAGAAGCAGTATCTGAGGGGGTAATTTACAACAACCCTGTGGATGCAACAAAAAACCCTAAAGTAGAGGTTAAACGAGCAAGGTTATCACTTGATAACTTCCTGGCTATTAGGGTGGCTGCGGCAGGAATGCCAGCATGGGTTGTTGACAGTATGGACTTGGCTATAGTGACAGGGCAGCGTGTTGGTGACGTACGCAAAATGAAATGGGCAGATATCAAGGATGATAAATTGTTTGTTGAACAAGAAAAAACCGGCATGAGACTAGTGATCCCATTAGATTTACGGATTGATACCCTCTCGTTGTCTTTGCGTGATATAATTTCGCGCTGTGAAAAACGCCCCGTAAAAGGTGTAACAATTATTTCATCTGAAAAAGGTGAACCGTTCGCAGACAAAACACTTACAAAACGATTCGCCAGGGCAAGAGATTTAGCAAGCATTACATGGGAAGGAACAAACCCACCACCATTTCATGAAATTAGGAGTTTAGCTTCTAGACTTTATGAGAAGGAAAAAGGAAAGGAATTCGCGCAAAAAATCTTAGGTCATAAATCATCTCAAACAACAGATAAGTATCGAGATGTGCGCGGTAGTGAGTGGATAGAGATAGTAGCGTAG